GGTGGCTGAGTACACGTTTGCTAAGACGCCAGAAGGCGGCAATTTCAGAGGTACGTACCAACAATTTGTAACCGCCCGTGCTGCTGCTGGCCGCGCTCCGGCTCAACCTCGCGCTGAACCTGCGCCAACAATTACGCAAATTGTTGATCCTACCAATCCCAATCAAATGATTACCATTGATGCAAAACGCTATCAAGGCGGAGGGACTGGATCAGTTGGTGTGATTGGCGTAGGCGGAAAAGAACCCGGTGCGGCATTGAAAACCAACAAAGTTGAAGCAGGCAAAACACAACTTGCCGACGATTTGGAAAACTTAAGGGCGTCATTTTTGGTCTTGGACAAAATTCGGGCTATCCCAAGCACCGAACGAAACCCATTGTCAAACCTTGCGTCTTTTACTGCCGCGTCAGGCGTTGGTCAAATTGCTGGTCGAGCTTTTAGCACTGAAGCGCAGGTAGAGCGCGAAGTCATTAACAGCGCCCGTACACGATTGGTCAACTCAATTAAAAATGCCACGGGAATGTCGGCGCAGCAACTTAACTCAAACGTTGAATTGCAAACCATGCTTAAGTCAATTTCTGACCCAGCCCAGCCAATTCAGGCCGCGCTGCGAATTATTGAGGACATTGAAAACGCATACGTTAAAGGCGGGGGGATGCCTAAAAAGAACGCGCCCGGGGGCGGCGGCGCGCCCGCGCCTGCTGCGGCAGCAGAAGTTGCGCCAACGCAAGACGCAGTTAATTTCTTGCGCGCAAATCCCGGCCTCAAAACGCAATTTGACGCTAAATATGGCGCTGGTGCCGCCGCCCGTATTCTTGGGGGCAAATAATGGCTACAAACCCGTTTGATCAGTTTGACGCGCCGCAAGCCAATCCTTTTGATCAATTTGACGCTGCGCCCACTTTTGGCGGGATGCTGCAAGATGAATTACTTCGCCCGTTTCGCGTTGCGCGTGATGTGGTTGCCGGTGGAGTGCGAGGCGCGGGTTCTGTTGGCGCAACTCTGCTTGCTCCACGGGATGTATTGGAATCTTTCATCGCACGGCAAATGGGTGCGCCGGAGTTGCAAGTTCCTGATCGTCGGGCAGCAATGGACGCAGCCTTAAAAAGCATGGGCGCGGACCCAGAGTCTTATGCTTATGGCGGCGGTAAATTGGCAACTGAAGTTGCTGGGACCGCTGGTCTTGGCGGTTTTCTTGCGCGGCCATTGGCGGCAGCAGCCCCGTATGCGCCGGGTTTAATCAACCCCATTGTCAACGCCCTGCGGTCGTCAGGTTTTAGTTCTGGGATGCTGCCTACAGCCGTTGCTGGCGTTGCCCCGCAAGCAATCCCTTTGGCAACCCGCGCTGCCGATATTGGGGCGCGTGTGGTTGGGGGCGGCGCAACGGGCGGGGCGACTGCCGCGCTTACAAATCCAGATGAGATTGGCGCGGGTGCTGGGGTTGGCGCAGGATTGGGTGTAGTTGCACCGCCCGTAGTCAAAGTGTTGGTTAAAAGTGCAGGGTTTCTAAAGGATGCTTTTACTGGTCAGTTGGCCGCAGTTGGCGCAGGCAAAATAGCGCGAGATGTTGCGGGTGATCGGATCGGCGCTATCCGCGCCGCATTGATGGCAGCGCCATCCGACATTACCGCAGCGCAGGCTACATCAGGCATACAAAAAGACGCTTTTCAAGCTCTTGGTGCCATGACCAGCAAAACAGATCAAGTATCTGCTTTGATGAAGCGTCAAGCGGCAGATGACCTAGCGCAATTGCAACGCATGGCAGAAGGCGGCAACGAAACAGAAGCACGGGCGGCTTATGAGGCGTCAATCAAACGGCTAAATCAACTGACCGCTGATATGCGGAACGTGGAATTGCAGGCAGCTAATCAGGCCGCACAGACCGTTAACCAGTTGGCTCCAAAATTGCAACAGCGTGAAGCGAGCATGGTCAATGCTTTGCGTGAAGGTATGCCTGCAAACTTACCTTCTGGTGCGGCTGGAATTCCAGCGCCGGGGGTATCAGGAATTAATGCGGCGACTGAAGCCGCGCAACAAGCAGCAACAGCAGCCAAAGGTAAGCCTGGCTTTTTATCGGCTGGTGATCGTTCTCAAGAGTGGAAACAAACATCAGATGCATTTGCCGCCATTGCTAAACAACGCCGTGCTGAAGCTGGGTTTATTGAACGGCAAATTGGTAGCTTGGAAGATTACGGTTTAAAACCATTGGACGCGGGAAAAATTACGGCGGCTATTGACGCCAAACTTTCCCAACCGGGTCTTCGTGCTAGTTCCAACATGACAAAGGTGCTTCAGTCTATTAGAGACGACATTGTTAACTTAACCGAAAAAGGTGGTGGCGTTATTGACGCGCACGACTTGTACACACTCCGTAAGGAAGGCATAAACGAACGCATCATGCAGATCATGGGCCAGACAGACCCCAAAATTAGCGCCAAGGTGACGCGCAATGTGCTTCAAGAAGTTCGCCCATTGATTGATGACGCTATTGAAGCGGCGGCTGGCCCCGGTGGGCCGGGTTGGAAAAACTACCTTAAAACGTATTCGCAAGGAATGCAAGCCATTGACCAAAAAGCAATGGCTTCAGAAGCCGCAAAACTGTTTGAGAACGCGCCAAACGAGTACGTTAAGTTGGTTCGAGGAAACAATCCAGACGCAGTAGAAGCCATTTTTGGCCCCGGCAGCTACGACATTTTTAAGGAGATGGGCAGCAAGATGCCTACGTTGGAGAAGTTGGCATCCAACATTCAACGCGTTGGCGAGATGAAAGAAGCCGCGACTGCTGGCACTGAAGCATTAGAAAAAGCTGTTGGTAAAGGATCATTTAAGCTAAGATTCCCCGCTTTTTTTAGCCCTAAAATTACAGCGGCTAATATGACGCTAAACATTTTAGAAAAACGGTTAGACAAGAAAATTTTTGCTGAATTGCAAAAAGGTATGCTTTCTGGAAAAAGCGCATTGGAGATGCTTAATACTTTGCCAACAATTGAGAAAAGCAAAGCACTCAAAGCATTGGCCGACCCTACTTCTTGGGGGAAAACTGGTGCGGTGGCAGCGCGTGCCGCAACCATACGAGAACAGCCTAAAAACTCTCTTGCCCCCGACAACCAAAACGCATTGGCCCCCCAATGATTGACCAGCAAACAATCAACATCGCTCTAGGCGCGGCAATGTCCGTGATCGGCTGGTTTGCGCGTGAGCTGTGGACTGCTGTGCAGCAACTCAAGGACGACTTGGCCCAACTGCCGAAAGTCTATCTTGCCCGGTCGGACTACAAAGACGACATGCGTGACGTTAAAGAAATGCTTGGCAAGATTTTTGATCGGCTAGACAACAAAGCGGACAAGCCATGAACTTTGATATTGCATTTGAGCGTTTGATTGGCCACGAAGGTTCTTGGGTCAACGACCACCGAGATCCTGGCGGTGAGACTAAGTACGGCATCAGTCGGCGCAGCTATCCCGGCGAAATGATCCGCACGATGACGCTAGAACGTGCAAAAGAAATCTACCTGCGAGACTACTGGGGGCCAGCCGGGTGCGATGCGGTGCCTGACGCCATAAAATACGACCTGTTCGATATGGCAGTACACAGCGGCGTCATCACGGCCATTAAGACCTTGCAGCGCACGGTGGGCGTGAACGACGATGGAAACCTTGGCCCGATCACGCTACAGGCTGTAGCGTCCATGCCTGCCTTGCGGTTTGTCGCTAGGTTTAATGGGGCTAGGTTGCAGTTTATGTCCGCACTTCCAACCTGGCCGTCATTTGGTCGGGGGTGGGCTAACCGCATCGCCAAGAACTTGCTGGAGGTTTGACAATGAATCCATTGCTGCTTGGGCCGGTTCTGGAAATTGGCAAGTCTCTAATCAGCAGACTGTTTCCTGACGCAGAGGCTAAATCCAAAGCAGAAGCGGATTTTCTGGTGATGATCCAGACGCAAGAGTTTCAAAAGGTTCTTTCTCAATTAGAAATTAACGCAGCGGAGGCGGCAAGCCCAGACCCGTTTACCAGTCGTTGGCGTCCTGCGGTGGGTTGGTGTTGTGCAGCAGGGTTCTTGTGGGCGGCAATCGGACAACCGATCTTTGCCTATGTAGCTGCAATCAAGGGCTGGCCCCCGGCACCAGCAATTGATACAGAGGTTCTGCTGTACGTTCTGGGCGGTATGCTTGGACTAGGAACGCTCAGGAGCGTCGAGAAAGTCAAGGGGGCGGCGTAGCAGCTTCATCGCGTCCTTCAGATCGCCCCTAAGCTGTTCTAGCGCCTCCTCCTGTGCCTGTAGGCGCAGGTAAGCCTCAGTCGCAAACTTGTCTAGAGTCTCGCGTTCCCAAGAGGCAAAGTTAGGCATACGTTTCGTCCTTGAGTTTCTGGCGCAGTTGCGCCTGTGTTTTGACTTGCGGTACCAAGGCTTCCTGCGTTGTGAACCTGTGCATATTGGCGCACATATACCTACGACGCACACCCTTGGGGTTTACCCGAGTCTCCAAAACTTCAGTGTATGTGTTGCAGGTGGGGCATATCATTTATCGTGCTGCCGGGTCAAGTTGTTTGCTAGGTGTGAAAGATCATTTGCATGGGTGGCAAGCGTATTAATGATGCCTTTCATCTCCATCCTGTTGCGGTCACGTTCTGCTTTGGTAGCTGCCAGCCACGCAGTCCACGCGGTTGGCTCATGCAAAAAACCAACTTGACCATTTAGCCATTCTTGGAATTGTTGCTTGTCGGTCATTCGTCATTGTCCGCAAATTTAGCTTCAACTGCTTCGTCTCTGCGTCTGTCGTTTTCCGACTCGGCAGCGTCCAGGAGGATATCTTCCGCTTCCTCCAAGGTAAGTCCGTCCTGTTCGGCAAGATGACGAATTCGTTCTTTGGTGTTCATTGGGTTTTCTCCGTTTGTGTAGTCAGCGCCTCTGGCTAGCAAATATTCAAGATGCGCGGTAAGGAAACTTACGTAGTTCATGGCGCATTAATCTTTGCTACCCGTTGCATAAAAGTATCTTCTCCAGTATCGCCGCTGTACAGCCACTCGGCCTCCCGCGCCAACTTTGCGGCGTGGTCAACAAGCGCAGCAATCTCGGCAAGTTTCGCTGCGACTGCTGGCTCCCAAGTGCCTATCTTCCAGCCATCGACGACTTGCCCTTGCTGCGTCAACCTTTCCCGCAGATCGTCTGCAAACTCGTGCATACGGCTGTATTCGTAGTTAAATGATCCTCCACTCATGCTGCCACCTCGTAATCGTGGAACACAGTGCCAATCGCGGCGTCACCGACCTTGCATGATCGCACCCATACGTTTTTGCCGTTTCGTAGCCTGCGGAGATGGCCACGCCTGTCGTGCAGTCTGGGTGATGCGTGGGAGCCGCCTTGTGGTTCTGATTTAGACTGTTTGGGGCCAATGGTGACTGTGTGCCAGTCGTAGCTTGGCGCTTTACCCATTGCAATCTTGCGCCGGTTTGTGAACGTCTGGGGTAGCGTTGGAGTGTGCGTTTGGCATGGCCGCGATAGTGATTCGTACCATTTGGATAGCAGTCCAAGAATTGCCTTGGCAACATCCTCGTCCATCTGTTCGTCTTCATCTGCCGGTCCATACCGCACCATATCACCGTCAATCAAGTACACCAGCATTGGGTAGTGTGTGGGCCTTTGACCGTATGGGCCTTTCCAGAGCGTGACGACAACTCCTTCTTCCGGGTCTGTGCCATTTACAAACATCATCATGTCGTAAGCGGCGTGGTTTCTGGATGGCCCACGGTACACCACAAGGCACTTTTCGAACGGTGGTCGGCACTGTATCAGCGGGTCATGTTTCAACGTATAGTCATCCATCGCGTTGGAGATGTCAAAAAACTGTAGCTCGCATGGGTCAAGGCCACCATCAACGACCAGACTCATGGCGTCCCTGATTGCTTGCGTTGTCATTTCGGTTCCCTCGCTGCATAAATCGCGTCAGCTTCGCCAGCCAGCCGATCCCGCATTTGCGTGTAAATGACAGGATGCAGTGGGTTGTAAGTCCAGCCCATGCCGTTCCACATCCGAGCCTTTGACAGCATGTACACAGCATCAGTCACCAGTTGCTCAAGATGCGCTACCCGTGCTTGCAGCCTGTCGATTTCGTTCGCTGCCTCTTTCGCTGCGTCAAGCAGATCGTCGTCAATGCTGCCGTTCTGCAGGCGTTCAGTGATGTCGGTCATTCGAAAGTCCCTCCGTTCTGCGCCCATATCGCAGCTTTGTTTGCCATAAAAAATGCTTCAGCGCAGGTAAGCCGGGACGACCTGATGTAGAGATTGCCATCAGCGTCATACCCGCAGATCAAAACGTCCGTCAGATGGTTTGCCTCCGCATCTACCAGCGCAGACTCAAGCGCCTGCTGTGCAGTCATTGTTGTCGTCGGCGGTAGCCGAATGAGGTTGGTCATGCTGCGCCCCACCCGTCTTTGTATCCGCGCCGGTATTCGCCGCCAAGAGCATCTGTAAGCGCCTTCACCTGCTCCCGCAACCTCCGATTCACGCACCCAGCCTTCTGGCAACCGGCATGACAAGAGTGAACATCGTTTACCAATGCCTTCCGCTCGGCACGCAAACATTCAATCAAGTCTGCCGCCTCTTGCACATAATTCGACCCTTCCGCAACGTAGATGCTACGTAGTCGTGTCGTGATGTCAGTCATTTCATTTACTCCCCTGATGTTTGATCCTGCCCACGCCCGGCTCGAAATACCGTGGCGATGATGGGTACGGTGGCTTGCCCTCAAGGTGCCATGTCCACCAGAATTGTTTACGGAGGCGGCGCATCGTCATGGGGTCGCCTTGAGTGCTGCACGTACCTCCGGGAGCGCCTGCGCTGCCCGTCGCTCGCACCATGCGAGATCGTCACCGGGTTCGCGATCTGCGTCACCGATGTCGGCTAACGCGGCCTCTGCTGTTT